ATCACAAGGTAAAACAAATGTATATGATATACTTAATAAAAATATACCAATAACTAGTATTGGGTTAATATATAATACAGGAGAAGAAAAATGGTTTGATACTGCAAATGAAGGTGTAGAAGATAATAGTTATCAGAGAGTTAACTATAACGAAGAATATAATATATTAGAAGTCATCGTACGTAAATCAAATAATAAATAAAAATAATAAAAAATATTATAAGTAAAAACCTCTATATTACTTATATACTTATATAGAGGTTTTATTAATAAGTAATATAATAATAAAGAAATAATAGGTAGTAGGTAATAGAGGTAGTAATAAAGTAATATGTAAGAGTAAGAATAAAAGGAAATAAGAAAAGAAAAGAGAAACTAATTACTTATTAATATATAAATAAAACTCCTATTCTTTGTATTATTACTCTTTGATTATTAAAAAGGAGGGATAAAGTATACAGACATATATATAGATAAAAAAATAGAAGAAATCTATATAGTATAAATAAGGAAAAATTAGTAAAAGTATAGAGAAAAAAGAAAAAAGAAAACCAATTACCCTAGGATTTTTTTGTCTGTCCTATTCGTTGTCTTGACCTGTTTTGACGTTACCTATTTACTATAATTTATTTATATTACTACTACAATATACTTAAACATTAAATTACTATTGTATACAACTTAATAATAGACAAAAAAAATACCGCTTCTATATTACTGAAGCGGTACTCAACTATTCTGATATACTATTAAACTATGCTTATATACAGTTAAACTGTTCTAATGTATAGTCCATGTAGTATTAACTGTATTCTATCTTAATATTATAGTTACCTTTTTTACTTACTAACTTAAATCCAAACTCTTCTATTTCTTCTAGTGTTATAGGTTCAGAGAAATATAATTCAGGCTTTTTTGAGTTAGTATCAAGTAACATGACATTATATATGCTTTCATAATTACTGGTATCTTCTTTAATTATAAAGCCATACATATCTAAATCACTTTCATATAATAAATCTCCATCTTGTAATGGTATAGTACTTTTCTTTTTTACTACTTCAATCATTATTTATCCTCCTTATATTAATACTCAATATTTAGTTTATAGTTATTTTTCTTTTGTATTACAGTAAAGTCTTTTGATATATCATATAATGTTTTAGATTCTAGGTATACTAAACTGTGTTCTTCATTTATTGTATCTAGTATTAGTACATTATAAATAATTGAAGTATTATTAAAGTCTTGTTTAATTACAATACCTATATCATCTGTATAGTCGTCTTGTACTAAATCTCCTACATTAACACTTTCTTCTCCTGTAACTTTATTAAGTTCAATCATTATGTAACTCCTCCTTATCTTCTATACTATTAGTATAACATAGAAAAGACCTCCTGTCAAGAGGTCTAATAATTATTTTTCAAAATATTTATTTATTTTTTCAAGTGTGTTTTCTCTTTCTTCTTCCGCTTCAATGTACTTAAAATAGTATACATCAATTAAATCATAGATATTATCTTGAGAGAATAAAACTTTTTCAAATTCATTTCTTTCTTCCTCTTTACCTAAATCTACTGTTTCTACTTGAATATTATCTCTGTATAATAGCAATATACCTTTATTAAAACTATTATAAGTTACACTATAGTGTTCACTTACTAGGTATGTTATTGACGTAACTCTATTTGCTTCTTTAGTTCCTTCATTTCCTTTAAGTTGAATGTATTGTACAAAATCATCTAATGTAAATTCCATTTATTATTCCTCCTTATTGATTATACTACTATTATAGCATAAGTAATATTAGTTGTCAAGTAAATTATTTTATTAAAAGGTATTGACACTTGATAAATAATAGTGTAGTATATAGGTATACTTAATAAAAGGAGAAGATATTAATGAAAAAAATTACACAAGAAGAATTAAACAATAAAATTGAATTGCATAAAGAATGGTTAGAAGATGATAACAAAGGGGAAAAGTTAGAATTAAATGGTTATAACTTAAGAAATTTAGATTTAAGTAATTCTGATTTAAGGTACTCTAGTTTAAGTTGTTCTATTTTAAGTAATGTAGATTTAAGTTACTCTAATTTAAGTTTTTCTACTTTAAAAGATGCTGATTTAGTAAAGATGGATTTAACAAAGGCTATTATAAGTTTTTCTAATTTAGAAAATATTGACTTAAATAGTGTTAATTTGAAAAATGCTAACTTATATGGTGCTAATTTAGATAGTTCTTATTTAAGATGTGTTGATTTTAAAAATGCTAGTTTAAAGAATGCTAATTTAGATAACGCTCATTTAGAAAATTGTAATCTAGAAGATGTTAATTTATCTCAAGCTAATACCCGATGTATTGAAGGACTAGAAGTATATTCAATTGACAATATAGGTACATTTGCAGGTAAAGTAACGTATTTACCAGAGCAAGATAAAGTATTTGCTGGTTGCTGGAAAGGTAATTTAGAAGAGTTTTTAGAAAAAGGATTAGAAATGAATAAAGATAATGAGAAAGAAAAAAGGAATATTTTTAATGCTTATCAATTCTTTTTAGGTACTACAATTGATTAAGTAGTAGAGCCTTTAAATAGAAGTATTGACAAAGCATAAGTATCGTGGTATCATTTATATATAAAGTTTAAAGGAGAGGTCATATTATGGAATTTAATAGTTTAGATTTAGCAAATTATATTGATAAGTATGGTAGAGTAAATGAGGAAGGAATTAAAACTATTGATTTAGGAAAAGGGTATGAAATACAATATCTTGAACCAATTATTTTTTCCAACCATTTATTATTCTGTAAAAATGGAAAAGAAGTATTAAAGGTAGCCCTTGATAATATGGTTGAAGTAACATGTCTTGATAAAAATATTTTAATATACCCTAATGTATTTAATTTAATTGATGATTTATATGAAGAATGTACTAAAAAAGAAAGTGAAGAAGAGAGAAGACAAAGAAAAGTTGAATCAAAAGTTAAAGACTTTTTAGGAGGTTTATAAGATGAGATTTGATAGTATAGACTTAAAAAATTACATTGATAAGTATGGTAGAATGAATGATAAAGGAATTAAAAATATTGACTTAGGTAAAGGTTATGAGATACAATATAAAAAACCAAATGTTTTTTCTAATTATTTACTATTTTGTAAAAATGGAAAAACTGTATTAGAGGTAGAACTTAGTGATTTAAATAAATTAGAACAACTTAACAAAGATATTGAATTACATTCTAACGTATTTGATTTAATTGATGATTTATATGAAGACCTTACTAGAAAAGAAAATGAAGAAAAGAGAAGACAAAGAAGAATTGAATCAAGTGTTAAAGACTTTTTAAGCTAGATTAATTCTAAGGCTATTTAGAGCCTTATATAGAAGCGGTATTGTTTCTAGGATAAATAGTACTAGAAAAATATTACCGCTTCATATAGACTTTTAAAGTCCTTAAGCTAAGGGTATTAAATATAAAGGAGAAATTTATAATGACTAAAGTTGTTAATGTTGGTTATAGTTTAGAAGAACAAGAAGTTAGTATGAATTATAATCAAGGTCAATGGATTATTTATGCAAGTAGAAAACCTTATATTAATGATATTATGAAAAAATATAAAGATAAAGTAGAAGTACTAGAACAACTAGAGAATGGTACACCTGTATTAGTTAAAGTTATATTAAATGAAGATTTAATTACTTTAAGAAAGCCTTTAACGAAAGAACAGAGAGAAAAGAAATCTAAACTTGCTAAAAAAAGGTTTGGTAAATAAAAAGGAGATTATATAAATGGATATTAATATTATTGAATTTAAAAAATATGTTGAAAAACATGGAAGAAAAAGTTATGTAGGATATGATACTCATTATACTATAGATAATGGTGAATATAGTGTAGATTGTATTCGTGATAAAAAAGGAGATATTATTACTATATCAAAGGGTAACTATGTTGAAATGTTTGCATTAAACACAATTAAAGGTATAAATTTTAAAAAGAAATTAACTAAGTTTGATAACATTTATGAATTAATTGATTTCTATGATGAGAGAAATAAAGAAAGACTTGAAAAAGAAGAAAAAGAAAAGATTAAATTAAATAAGTTTTTTAAAGGAATGGTTAAATGAAAATATCTAAAGAATATCTTAGACAGATACAATTTAATATCAAAGATAGTAAAGCTACACACTTAAAAACAATAGCTTTAGTTACTGATAATGTAATTGCTTATGGTTATTTAGGTATACAAGATATTAATAAATCAGAATCACTTGATACTGGTTACTTTGCTAAAGTTTTTAAATTAGAGGGTAATAATATTACTCTCAACGGTAAAGAGTTAGGTATTACTACAGATAACTTTTTTGATGATGTGCACGCTTATCTACAAGAAAGTATAAAACATCTAAGTTTTAATGAAAGTGTTAAGTTTTTAAGAACATTAAGTGTTTAGAAATAATTATAATAAAAAACCGCTTCAGATTAAATTCTCGAAGCGGTCTTATTTTTATGTATTAAAAAAAGCGGTATATTAACCGCTTCAAATGAAATTAATAATATTTGAATATAGATGCTAATATTAATGATATTAAACCTAGTACTAATAATAAGAAAATAACTAAAGGCATATACCTTTTCTCTTTTATCAATTCAATAATAGCTTCAATAGTCACTATTAAAAATACAATTGCTAACAAAATAACTCCTATAGTTCCAAATAATGTACTTAAAGACATTTGTATCACTCCTACATATATTTATTCATAATTACATTCTCGATTAATACTAATGTTCCACCTACAAATACTCCAATTAAAAAGTTAATCATATGTATTAACTCCTTTCTTAATAAATTTAATTTGTTAAGTTAATTATATTATAGGATAATTAGGTTGTCAATAATTTTTTAAGATGAAATATATTTAGGTTAAAACGCTTCACTTAAATAGGATGAAGCGGTCTTATTTTTTAGGATGAAGACCTTAAAAAATTTAGGATGATACCCCCTTAAAAATTTTTACGATAGGTTGCTTAAAAATTTCAAAAAAGTTTTATTTACAATAAGATAAACTTATAACAAGTAATAAGTAAAAGCTATAATTTTTTACTTGACCTGATACTAAAAGTATGGTATAGTATAAGTACAATAGGATAAAGAGCTGACGAGTATAGGTCATGCATAGGAACCTATAGGAATAGCGACAATGATGTGGTGATAGTGAGCCACGAGCACCTGCATAAAACTCACAGGGCGGGTATAAGATATGCAATGCTTATACTTTGTAGGTATAGATACACTATACCTTCTACCATAGTTGGTGATGTCTACCAAGCAATAAAGGACAGGGAGGACTCTTAGGTTCAATATGAACGGGGTAGTATTAACCTATTAATTTAGGTTGCGTGGATAAGAGTGCGTGTAAAAATATTAACAAAAATGAAACTAGACCTAGCCTAAACTGAAATATGATTTAGCTCTAGTATTAAATATCTTTTTAATACTAGGGGGTTAATCTACCCACTACCTTCCTGAATACTATTATATATTCAAGTAGTATTGTCTATATTTTACCTATATAATGTAAGTAGTATTGTATGAATTTTATTCAAATATTCTTATAAATATACATAATTAGTAAGTAGTATTGTATGAAAAAGGCTAGCTGTTTCAAGTAGTCTGGTGTCGATTTCCCCCTAAAAATAGCAAGTAGTACCGTACGGATTTCCTCTAAAAAAGATATAAGATATATAATATAAAAAGACTAGGTTGAAACCTAGTCTAATTGATTATATAATTTTTTTATTAAATGTTTTTTCTAATAAAGTTATAAGCTTGTCTGTTTGTCATGTGTTCATAATCACCATCAGGGAATAAAGCAACTAGTTCATCATTCTCAGTAGCAAATTCAATGTTATGAATGATAATCCCTTTCAATGTGCTCCCGCAACCATCTGGCGTGTTATATTCTTCAAAATCATAATTATTTCTTTTTAACCAATTTTTTAAATTTTTAACGTTTTTCATTTTTAATCAATTCCTTTTTTATATAATATTTGTAGTGGGAATTTGTTTCCCTTGCTTACTACACTTAATATATTACAGCATATTACCGTATTTGTAAATAGAATTTTAAAAGTTTTTAGGGCAATTTTACACCTTATTTCTGTTTATAAATGGATCATGACAGGTACATTATATTTCTATAATTTTTTTATAGAATAATTTTTTTATGGTGAGATCTAATTTTAGTTATATTATAATTTTTTTATAGAAAATCCAGTTTCTTCTATATAATAGTAGAAAACAGACCAACGAAAAAAAGTTAAATAAATTTATGTAAATCTATTGATTAATCATAAGATAAATGGTAATATATAATTACAGTAATTCACAGAAGGGAATTGATAATATTGTATAAAAATAATATAGAATTAATTGCAAATAATATAATGGAAACATTTGGTTATGATGGGTATAAGTCCAAAAACTTATACAGAAATGATTTAGGGGGCACAGGTTGGCATCCAGAATTGACTGTACATGTACCTAGTGGCTTATATAGTGAAGATATTACTTTTTATAAAAGAAATAAGCTATTTGGTAAAACGCCTTATGATTACGGAATAGCACGGGAATATAAAGGGTTGGTTATATTTATTGTTCAAGGTGGCGTTATCGTTATTGATAACGGGGAAATTGTTTTCGATGAAATTATTTAAAAATAGGGGTTGTAATCATAGCCCCTTTTTGCTATAATAATACTTGTAAGGGAAAGGAAACAACAACAAGAAAAAAATTAAAAAAAGTTTTAAAAAGGTGTTGACAGCTTATAAGAAACATGTTAATATAAAGATGTAAGGTTAAGGAAATAACTTAAAGCAAATAAGGAAATTTAATAAAAAATATATAGAAAAGGATTTGATTTAAATGAAAAAGAATTTTAAATATGAAGAAACAGTGACAGTAAATGGAAACGAGATTACAGCGTTCAGAATTGAAAATGATAATAACGGAAACCCTAGATATGTAGTACACTTTAGCGACCTAGGTATTAGCCTTTGGGATTATGATGAGATTAATAAGCTATATGGTTTTAAAAAGTACACTGCTAAATGGTTCGGTGGCGGTGTAGTATTCCAAAGCTACAACATTGAAGAAACTATCAAATGGGCACTAGAAACAGTTAAAGAAAAAGAAGCGGTTAAATAAAACCGCTTCTGAATTAAATAAAAAAATTATATTAAATAATAATTTACCTAGGATTAAATTCCTAGGTTTTTTATTTGTTTTATATTTATATAAAAAAATTATATAATAAATAAAAGGGTGTAAAATTGGTACTTGACAATATTATATTAAAAATGCTATAATAGAGTGGGAATCTTTTTTTAATATAAAAATAAAATTAAATAACTTTTTTATATTAAAAGGTTTAGGGCTAGTCTTTCCCCCTACAACTTCATTTGTATAGCGGACATGGATGCAGGTCACCGCTTTCTTTCTATATATAGAATAACAAATTTTACGGTATTTGTAAAGAGGTTTTACCAAATTTTTTTTATTTTTTTTCTTAAAAAAATTAGCATTTAGGGGTTGCAATTGTTTTTAATGTGTAGTAATATAATAGTTGTAAGGGAAAGCAATAACAAACCTTACAAGAATTATATAAAAAAATTATTAATTAGGGGTTGTTACAAATGATAACACTTTGGTTATGTTGTGAAATAAAAATGTATATGGATAGTAAAAAAGAAAAAGAATTAATTTTTTAAAAAGTGTTGACAGTCACTTGAAACTATGATATTATATAATTGTAAGGTTAAGGAAGCGGTCAACCGCTTCTAACCTAAAGAAATTAAATAAAAAAATTATAGAATTTGAAGGGAATTGATTTAAATGAAAAAAATTACAACAACTTTAAAATTAATCGGTATGAAAAATAATGAAAATTTTGCAGAAGAATTAAAAAACTACCGTCAAGATGTTACATTTTTGAAAGCAAATAAAATTGTAAAATATTCAAAATAACTATTGACAACTTAAACACAACATGTTATTATTAAGACACAAGGTTAAGGAAATGACCTAAAGCAAATAAATAAATAAAAAAAGAAATAAAAAAAATTAACAAAATGTGTTGACAATATAAATAACACATGTTATTATAGAGTTAACAAATAAGGAAAGGAATTGTTACAAATGAGAGAATTAGAACTAGAAAGCATTATCGAGAACTTAGAAATGGAATTGGAATTCCAAGACCTTACTAAGAAAGAAGAAGCGGAAGCAAGAAGAGAGATTAAGAAAGCTAAAAAAGAACTAGAAGAGTTACAAAAATAAAAATTAAATAAAGGGGTTGACAATCAACCCCTACACATGTTATTATTAACTTAACAAATAAAGAAAGGAATTGTTACAAATGAAAGAATATAAAAACTATATAGCCGACACATACGAAAGAATTAAAGAGCAGGGAACTATAACACCTGATGTTTCTCAATGGTCTAACATTGAAGAATGTGATGACTTGTTTTATAAAATAAACTTATCATGTTTAAATATTTATGGCACAGGAACAAAAGAAATATCTACTACTCCTAAATGTGTTAAACTTATTCTTAATGATAATAAAACAAAATATATAAAAAAAGGAGCTTAAAAAATGATTAAATTTAAATATAAAAACAAATCATATAAAAGCACAGAATTAACTGACGCTTTGGTTACCTTAGTAGGTGGCACAACTATTATAACTACTCTTGATTACTTGATTAGTATTCAAGATAGTATAAATATTTTTATCAAATAGTGTTGACAATCTCTTCACTATTTGATATTATATAGTTGTAAGGTTAAGGAAACACCTTACAGAAAAAAATAAAAAAAATTAAAAAAGGTATTGACACCTTACATAATACATGTTAATATAAATATAGAAATTAAAACAAGAGAGGAATTGATTACTATGACAAATTTCAAAAATGAATTTTTATCAAACTATAACTTTATGGATATTGAAAACTTTAACGATGGTAAGGATGTATATGAAGATAAGCCAAACACTGAAAAAGAAGATAAACTAATGGATGAAATTTTTGATTATGTAATTAACAACAAATTAATGAATTTAGATAATGAAACAATTTGCTCAGTATTTAATAATGATACAACTTTAAAAATTGAAATTCACAACCCAGATACAGACAAAAAAAGATATTTAGAAATTTAAAAAAATTATTGACAGTCACAACGTAACATGGTAATATAGTAAATGTAGAAGACAGAGGAGGAGCACCACCCCTCAACTTCTAAAAAACTTTAAAAAAAGTATTGACAGAAACTAAAGCACATGGTATTATAATTATAGAAAGAAAAACAAAAACAAAGAAAAGGAATTGATTAAAATGAAAAAATACACAGTAGAACAAATAAAAGAAATCGTAAGAGAGGTTAACGCATGGGATGACAGTTTAGAAGAATTTGACTATAATCCAATGGATGAACTAGACGAGATTTTAGTAGACACATCAGTTACTGAAATCTTAAGAATGGCACACTTTGGAGAGTTTGATTGGAATGATGATTATTTCACGATTAACGTTTACGGTAACTTAGATAGCTTAGGTAATTACGAATATGAAGAATTATTAAAAGACAATTACAATGAAATTGTAGAACGCTACAACGAACTACTAGAAGACGGGGAAATTGAGCCTATAGAATTTGTAGAATAAATTTTAAAAAAACTATTGACAGTAATTTGAAACTATGATAATATAAAGATGTAAGGTTAAGGGAGCGGAAAACTCCCACACCTTACAGAAATAATATAAAAAAATTATAGAAAAGGATTTGATTAGAATGACAATAAAAGAATTTTTACAAAGACAAGAAGAAAGCACAGTAAAAGACGTAGCAAATTACGGAGTACAGTCAGGAGCAATAGGAGAACTTATTTACACAAAAGATGTAGTTAAATTTTTTGATAACTACAGACAAGATATTGAAACTGTAGTTATAGACTATTTAGAAAGCGTAACAGGTGTTAAATATTTTAACTTACTAAATTACGAACTAATGAACGACTTAGAAAATTATGTAAATGTTGAGTTTCAACATGAAGACACTTACATTGAAATGGAGTACCAAAAAGCTGAAGAAATTGCAAGAAGAGACATTGAAAATTTTGAAGATATGACAGAAGACGAACAAGACGAAGCTATTACTGAATGTTTAGACCTTGTAGAATTAGACTTACAAGACACAGACAAAGTGCAGTTTGTTAACTTAGCTGTTGAGATTGTAGCACAAGATATGACAGAAGAAATATATTAGTAGATTTGCAAACTCACAAGAAGTTAGAGAAGAAGCAGAAAACAATGGTTTAACATTAGAGTTTAAACGATTAGAGCTATAAGGTACTACAATGTACTTTATAGCTTCATATTAAAGAGAGAAGGAAGGAAAACATATAAATGAACGAGGAAACAAAAAAAGCTCTTGTCGAGGCTGTGAGCGTCACACGTGAAGAGGTAACTCCTAACTGTTCAATGGTAGATATAGAACATAAACTCGATGATAACATTGTTAAATATGTTATCAAAAAAGATTAAAAAACCTGTTGACAGTTTCTATGTTATAATGCTATAATATAATTAACAAATCAAAGGAGTTGCTTAATTATGAAAACATTAAACCAATACGAAATAGAATATTTACAATCAGAGAGAGCTCAGGAGCAACAAGAAAGAGAAGAAGAAAGAAGACAAGCAGAACTATTAGAAGAGCTAAAGGAATTGTCTAGAGAACGATTAGAAGACATACAAGAAGAGCTAACAACTAATGAGCTTATGGAAGCCCTAAGCATTGAAAATGATTCAGTATATGAGCAAATAGAAGACTTAGAGACAATAGAAGATGAAGAACTAGAGATATTAGTAAGAGAGTACAAAGGGGAATAATTCCCTTTGTATTTTTTTGTTTTTAAAAATATAAAATAAAATAAAAAAAATTGTTATAAATAAATATAAAAAGAAATAGTTAAAGAGTGAATTAATATATCTATTATATTGTATAATTTTTTTATATATACGCCCCGTTATAAATTGCCATAAACAGGGGGTGTAATAATACCCGTGGTGGTCTACCTAGGGTACCTTATTCGTGGCAAAAATATAGCAATAAAATATTAAAAGTCAACACCAATATAAAAGTCAACATAAAACAAATAATCTGTATATTAATAGTCAACATTAATAACAAACCTACCCCCTTATATACTATACAAATACTATAATACCCCCACCCCGTTATATTACAAAAAAAGATTACTTAAATAATAAGCAACCTTTTATATAATACTATTCTACTAAATCATAATCCTTATCTACAGTAATACTTAATACATCTAAGTGTGCATCATAATTAGTGTGTTGATATTCATTATAAGAATCACCTAAGAAGTATACTCTGTAATCTTCCGCTGAACCATCTTCATAGCCGAGTGTAACGACTGTGATGTCTGGATAATCCATTAATAAATGGTATGCTGTTAATTTCTCATCTACACCGATACCGGCTTTAATTTCTTTAGGGTTATCTATTTCTATATTAAAGTGACTACAATACTCTCCCTCTAATACAATATTTGAAAAATAATGTTTTGTTAATTTTCTTGTAATACCGTCTAATTCCATATAATCAATTTTATCAGAAGGAATCTTTATAAAATCACAATTTTCTAATATTAATTCTACATAACTTAATACTTTATGATTCAAGTCTTTCATTTATTATCTCTCCTTATTTATTATTCTCCTATTTTAATATCATTATCTTTTAGAATATCTTTTAAATCATCTTTATATATTTCAATATAATTATCTAAATGCATTAAATGAATAGTTGAATCACTAAACCACTCAGCAAGTTGTTTTAAAGGTTGTTCTGTACTTAAATGAACAGGATTACCTTTAATAGAGTAATCCATATATACATGGTCTACTGATAATTCTGATTTATTAAAAATTGTAAGAGGGTTAGGCAAGTCATTAGCATCTCCACTATAATAAATTCGTTTTTTAGTATCCCAAAAATCAATCAATAAGCTATAAGATTGTAATTGCGGAACATGACCTATTTCTAAGAATGTTATTCCTATATCTGAATGGTAAACTTCTTTATTCTCATAATTATTTGTAACTAAATTGTACATATTTTCTTCGATACCACTAATACTAAGTAGTGTTCTTAAGTCTTTTCTTAAATGTATATCAATAATGATATTAAGTTTATTTCCTTTAACATAGAACAGATACTCAATTAATGTTCCTAACGAACCTACATGGTCTGTATGCAAATGAGTAATAATTACATTAACTAAATCATATTTGTCTAGCCTTTTTTCCTTAAAAGTATTAAAAACTGTTGAACCACAATCAATCATAAATACTTGATTTCTTCTCACAAAGTACCAACTGTTATTTCCGTATTCTTGTGAGTTAAAAGAACTTCCAAACCCTAATGGCTTTAATTTCATTTATTATATCTCCTTATAAATAATTTAATTTTAGATACCTTACCTTGTTTATAGCAAGGTAAGGTATAAGTATTAAAAGTCGTTATTATTATTATTATTATTATTAT